TTTGTTGGTTGACCTGCTGAATCTGTTGGTAATGTTAAGGGATAAGATATAGCCATTAACTCATAATAGTGGCAAAAGAACCACCCCTCTGTTTAGCATTTAACATTGCTGTCATTGTTGTCTGTGAAATTTGTGGTAACAAGTTCATTACTTCTGCCCTTACAGTTTGAGCAACTCCTGTACTTATATTAATACTTTGATTAACTATCACAGGCTTTCCTCCACTAGCACTTCTTGTATCTTGTGCATTTCTAACTACACCACCAGTATTAGGAATAAACATTTCTGCACCTCTTTCTCCAACCATAATTGGAGTTTTGGCTTGTACTTTTCCACCACCTGCAAATCCACCAGTAGTAGCATCAAAACTTATTGGACCACTTGATGGTGCAGTACCACCACCCATTCCCATACTAGCTAAAATCATTTTTAAAATCATGGCTCTTATTTGTGCTTTAATAAAATCTCTAATTAAACCTGCCATCACTTCTTTAACAGTATCACCTAAACTTTGTAATGATAATTCTCCTGTCATTAAAGCATCAGCAAATTGTGTTGAAAAACTATCAGCTACTTTATTTATAGCATCTAGGGCTGTTTTACCTGCTTCTGTAGCTTCTAACATTTTTAACTTTATATTTTCTGTACCAAGTGCATATTGCTCCTGTCCAATGCTACCCTCTAAATAAGCATTGTTTAAATCATTTTGTAATAAAGCTAGTTCTTGAGAAGGTGTAAGTAAACTTTCTGTTAATTCTCTTATTCTGTTTTTTCTATCAACTTCCATTCCCTCAAGTAAATTTTTCTGTTCTAACTCTTTATTTAACTGTGCTTCAAGGTTAATCTGATCATTTAATACTGCAAGAAATTCTGGTGAAGCTCCTATATTAGCCATCATGGCTTCATGTTTTTTAATTTCAGCGTCTGTGCTTCCATTAATTTTCATCTGTAGTATTTCGTTTGCATTAGATAAAGATTCAAGTTGCTTTATTACACTATCATTTATAGATAATGTATTTGCTTCTTCTTCATTCTTTCTTGCAATAGTATCTTTTAATTGTTCCTGCTTATTTATGTTTGCATTCATATTTTGTATTTGAATTTCACTTGCTTCGCTATTTTTTAGTAAAAATTCAGTTGATCTAATATCTGCTTCAGTTCTTCCGTTTATTCTCATAGTTAAAATTTGATTAGCTTGTGCTACATCTCTTATTGCTGATTCTAATTTAACAAAAGTAGAAAATTCTTTATCACCTTTTGTTCCATCTTCTCTTGAAACAGGTTGCGATGCTTTTTCAGCTTGTTTTTTTGCTAACTCTAAATTTCTAGCAGTAATGCCTTCTAAAGTGGCTCTTTTCCTAGCATCAATGGATTGAGCCTCTACTAACATTCTATCTTTAATTGCTTGTATTTCTTTTCTTATATTTCTAAGTCTAATTGAATCTTGTGTGCCACCAAATAAGCCTTTACTCTTTTTTAATTCAAGTTGTAATCTTCTTTCAGCATCAGCTAATTTTTCTAATGCTGTTATCTGCTTCATAACTGGGTCAATAAAACCTATTAATTTTAAAAAATCCTTAGTGGCTACAGTTGCATCTGTTAAGTTTTTAACTACACTTGCTAAAGCAGGTAGCAAAGGCAATACAGCTTCAATAACTAATTCTTCTAATGCACCAGATAACGCTTTAGATTGATTAGCAAAACTGCCTGATGTTCTTTCGGCATCTCCTTGTGCATCTGTTGTACCTGCAAGTATAAGATTTAATCTTGCTTGTACTTTTACAGAGTTTTCCACATCTTGAGAATTTTTCTTTATTCCCATTCTAAGTAATTCTTGTTTTAATGTTGCTTCTGTTATTACAACACCAAATCTTCTAACTGTTTCATGATTTCCTACTAAAGCACTTTGAAATGCTCTCATAGTATCTTCATCTGAAGCATTGTTAAAAGATGCTACATCTACAGCTAATTTTGTTAATTCTACTGATAATTTGGCGGCTTCACCCCTAGCAAAACCCATTGGAACAAATGTATCTTGTATTTGAGATGCCATACCTTCTAATTGAAACGTACTTCTTCCAACAGAATCACCAAATGTCTCTAGGCTATCTCTTACACTTCCTGCAAACTCTCCAAACACAACGCTTGACTTTGATTGCATTTCCTCTGCACCAGATGCCATATCAATCATAGATTTGGCAAATCTTGCCGCCATTGTTACTGCTACAACAACACCAAGTGCTTTCATAGTTTTGCCTAATTTTGCAAATGCACCCTGCTGTGTTTTAACTGATTTATCTACTGCTTGTGTGGATTTATTAAGTTGCTTTCGCAAATTACTCATATCTGCTTCAATACGAACTAATAGTGTATCAACTGTTGCCATTAATCTGGATACCTTTCCATTAGGTCTTGTAAGTCATCTTTGCCAAATGGTTTTTGTCCCATATTATTAGCTTCAATATATCCATCTATTGCTAAATATAATTCTGGTAAACCCATATCCCAAAAATCCTTTGGAGGTATTCTTAATACCCCTATTGCTACTTGTATGAAGCGACCCCAAGGCATTTCGTCTTCGCCATTTAAGGTGCTTCTATTTCCTTTTTTTCATCATCTTCCTGACCTCCTGCCAATACATTTGCAAGAAGTTCTCCACAAACTCGTATGCCATCAGCAATGCCAGATTGATAGATAATTTTAATGACTTCATCTTCTTTAATATCTGCACCACCACCTCTAATAGCAGGAGTAATTATAGAAGCAATTTCACTTAGAGTTAACGAACCTTCAGATAATCTAGATGTTAATTTAATTAAACTTTGACCTGTACTTTGTTCTAGCTTAATTAAAGAATCAACTGTCATTCTCGTCTTGTACGTCTTGTTTCCTAGCTTTACTTCCTTTTCCCCTCGGAATGGATTTGTCATTTAATATCTCCATTGATAATATTTCATCTCTACCACCAATATTTGTTATATTGGCAATCTTTAACTTCACACCATCAATAGTAATATCATCTCCGATTGATATACCCTCGCCATCTGCAAAAGGAATTTCAACCACAGTTATATCGTCATGCCTATTAATGACACTTTTAATTGTGTTATCTAACACAACGATTTCTGAATTAACCCAAGCCATACGTTATACAGTCGCAAACGTAATTGCACCAGATGACTCAAATGTAAAAGAATAAGTTACTTCCCCATTATATTCACCTGCATACTCTAAAGTAGTAAGCATAAAAGAACCAGTAAATGTACCAAAATTTGGAACTAGAAACTGATAATTTGTTAATGCACTTATATTAAACTTACCTTTAAGAGTTGCTTCAGAAGCTGAATCTGTAAAGACACCACTTCCTGCGACTGTTATTGAGTTTACACCACCTTGAGCCAGAATAGTTCTTGCTCCTGCTGAGTCCTTGTTAGTTATGTCAACCATTTCGTCATTCATGGTTAATGTATTTGATCGCATTCCACCAATAGTTGTAAACGTTTCTGGTGAACCTGCATTTCCTATTTTCATAAGTAATGCTTTTCCTTGTTGTGCCGCCATTTTTAACTCCTTTTAGCTATCCATTACAAAGGCTCTAAATCGCATAACAGCGTGTCTTGTTACACCATCGTCTTCTGCTATTTCCGTAGTAAACTCACATCTTAAATTTACCAACGAAGCACCAGACACGCTGATGCTTTGATTATGGAGTAATAAATAAACCTGTTTTTCTATAGTTTTGGCTTCTTTCATTCCTCTATAATTACTATATATGTCTACATTAAAAATGTAATCTCTGCCATCTAAATCTTTAGTTGCACCATCATTTGTACTTTGTGACCCAATTATTACCACAGGCAAAGTCGTATCATCTGGCACAGAATCAAATATTCCTGTTACTAAATTATTTAAAGAAGTTACATTTAATGCTGAATATATAGCTTCTTGTAATGCAAACCCATGATACGCCATTTATACCTCTAAATTTATAGTACCATAATATGTAAAAGTTATCATATAATTTATTTTTCCTTATCACTACTTAATGGGTGGTCTTTAGGTAACAAATCCCTATCAAACTTACCTCGTCTATATCTTCCACTCCTAACAGCAAATAAAAAAGCATTAACTCTAGCATAAGCCCATCTATCTGCTCCACCAGAAGCCCTTACACTTGGTCTTACTGAAGTTGGATTAGTATTATAAGCACCTACACCTCTCCTAAACACAGCTTCAAGCATACGAGATGTTACTCTTTTGCCTTTTTTATCGCCATGTTTATCATTATGTTCTTTTACTTTTTCTTTTAATCCATCTTTTACTCTTGCTGATAATTCTGCTTTTTGTGCATAATATGCTTGTGTAGCAACTAAAGGTATTAATTCATCGTCAATAGCTTTTGTTTCTTCTTTAATTTTATTATTTAATAATTTTAAAGATTTTATAAATTCATTAATCATATTCCATCCTTTACTGCTTTTTCAAACATTCTTCTATATTTACGTTTACCTTGTTCTAATGCAGGTTGCATAAAAGGTCTTGCTCTCATATTTAATGTACCAAATTCTAAAAATTTAGAATAATCTGCCCTACTTTCTACAGATGCACCTAATTGGTCACCATCCATAATTAAATGTATATTACTAGCTAAAAAACCAGTATCTGATGCAGGTGGACTGCCCTCTTTAGAAATTCTTATAGTTCTAGGTGGATTAGAACGTTTTACTTCACCACCTGCTCTAGCATTTTGTAATATACTATTTACAGCAGTATTTCTTGTTTCATTAGCAGTAATCCTTACAGTCTTTCTTAAATTAGCAAGAGTTTGTTTAGACATTTTATTAATTTTATCTTCAAATTCTTTTCTGTTAATAACTTTTAATCTAACTGTCATCAACCCCACCCTCTGAACATTTAAAGATTAAGAACCTATCTCTTTCTCCAACATCTATAACAGACTTAACTGTAAATATTCTAGTTGTGCCACTATCAGACCAAGATATTCTCATCTGACCACCATTAGCTTTAAAATTTATATTTGAATAATATCTTGTATATATATCATGTGTTAATGAATGATCTAATCTTCCTGCTTCAAGGGTTTCTTGTCCAGAACGAGGAACTATTTTAGCAAACAATGTTCTTGTTGTATTGAAAGATGAAGTAAAACCACCACCACTATCTGTGCTTCTGCTTCTTGTTTGTAGATTTATTGAATGACGTAAATCGCCAATGTAAGGATATTTAGCCATTAGCCTAACCCTATACCAAACCTCATGGCTCTATAAGGCTTCCATAAAGCATTTACTAAAGATGGTATCTCACTAACACTTTCGCCCTTTATGGCTAAATCTGGATTTTCAAAGAAATGTGATGCCATAATTATAGCACCTTGTCTTATAGCATTAGGAACATTTGATGTAGCAGTACCATATCCTGCAACATAAGTAATCTCTATTGCATTACCTACTCTAAGCATATCATCCCAAGTTTCACCAGTTCTTAATATAACTCTGCCATATTCACTAGATGTATCCACATAATAACGACTACTAGCCATAGTTGTTGCTGTATCGCTATCATTAAAGGTTTTTACATGAGTAACGCTTACAAGTGGACTAAAGGGCAAAGAAACGCTACGTTTTCTATACTCAAGAAATGGTCCTACAGTTATACCCTCTTTATCAGGCAAAACACTATCTGCAAA